CGATCCGTTCGACTTCTGGGAGGGTGCGGACTTCAAGCTGAAGATTCGTAACGTCGAGGGATATCGTAACTACGACAAGTCCGAGTTTGCTGCACCGGCACCGCTGCTGGGTGGCGACGATGATGAGCTCGAGGGTGTGTACAATCGTATGTACTCACTCAAGGAATACGTCGATCCAAAGAACTTCAAGTCGTACGAAGAACTCGCTACGAAACTGCAGCGTGTACTCGGTGAGGGATCCACGGAGACCATGACCACTGCAGAGTCCATCTCACTGGACGAGAGCTCAAGTGGTCCGTCGTTCAAGTCCTCTGAGTCGAAGGTCGAATCGTCTGCTCCGAGTGAGCCGATGAATGCAACGGCCGACGACGACGATGATGATGACGATACTCTGAGTTACTTCGCTAAGTTGGCCGCCCAGGACTGACAGTTATCCCGCCGACATAAGAATAACATAACGATAATGTTGTCAATGCCCTATCGCAATGGTAGGGCATTTTTTTATCACCTATATTAGAAGTCGCGATTATACTGCACGTCTCGAGTATTGCGAGGTGGTTTTGCCGGACCAGGGACGGGCTTCACAACCGTCTGATTACTGTTCTGAATATTTGTCGAAGAATTATTCTGAACACTTACACCGCCGGCGCCGCCAGCAGCTGCCTGCTGTTCACCGGCAAGTTCGTTTCTCTCTGCGGCTGCTGCATCAAGTTGTCCCGATGGACGTCGACCCATATCCACGGATGATATACCCTGCTCAGTTGTATTATCCAAAAACACACCCTGTGCAAACTTAACTCTCTCTGACAACTCCTCAAGACTGAGAGATGGGTCAAGAATACCCTTTCCAAAGTCCGCCTTGTCTCCTAGGAAGGGAAGGTCTACTCCGGGTGGATTAAAGGTTCCACCATTCGCCATGGCATCCATCAGAGGAATCGCTACGGCCATGTTCTTACCAAGTATCGACAGCGCCTCCGTTGTATCTACACTCTGAATACCAGACATAGCGTTAGAGAAGGCCTTCATAGCCTTGGCGTTGTTTCTGACGTTCTCAAGATTGACCTTCTGCTGGCCAAACTTATTCAGCTGATCTATAGGATCGTCGCCACCAAAGAGCTTACCAAGTCCACCCAGTATACCCGATACGAACGTACCGATTCCGGCGGATGCAGTCGCCGCTGCACCACCAGGCATAGCGCCAGAGAACGCCTTCATCGCCTCGGCGTTATTCTTCACGATTTCCTTATTGACCGGATACGCTCCGAATAATTTAAGTTGACTCAGAGGATCCGATTGTTCACCACCTATGGCCTCGCCGATTCCGCCAAGAACACCGGAAACAAACGTACCGATGCCACCCGCAGCGGTCGCTGCACCGCCAACGGTAATGGCTCCGGAGAAGGCCATCATTGCCTCTGCATTGTTCTTAACGATATCCTTGTTGACCGGATACGCACCGAACAGCTGCAACTGACTCAGAGGATCGGACATTTCTCCTCCGAATGCCTCTCCGATACCACCAAGAACACCCGAAATAAATGTACCAATACCGCCGGTCGCTGTTCCGGATGCACCGATCGCCATGGCCTTGGCGAACGCCGACATTGCCTCGGCATTGTTCTTAACGTTCTCTGCGTTAATGCGGGCCTCACCGAACTCCTTGAGTTGATCGAGTGGATCATCACCGCCGAATAACTTTCCAATACCTCCGGCAATACCGGATACGAATGTACCGACTCCTCCTGCGGCTGAACCTGCACCGCCTGCCGCCATTGCCAATCCAAAGGCCTTCATTGCTTCGGAGTTACGTTTGACGTTCTCCGCATTGATATCGGCCTCACCGAGTACCTGCATTTGACGAATCATGTCGTCAAGACCGTCACCAAAGATACCCGTGACTAGGTTGCCGACACCGGCCGCGATCTGACCGCCACCCCATGCAGCGATACCGATACCAAGAGACTTAAGTCCGTCACCAGCCTGTTTGACCGCTTCACCGTCGACGTCCTCAAATGATCTGATACCCTCGACAAAAGTAGGAAACGCCTTGCCCGTGAGCCACGCTGCGCCAGCGATACCCGCGCCGATAAGAGTAATCGCGGATCCTATCGCACCGGCACCAAGAATGATCTTTGGCGCAAGAGCTCCGAGACTCGCCATTCCACGACCAAATCCAACGACTGCATTACCGATTCCACCGGCAAGACCACCCAAGAGACCGCCACCTCCCTCACCGCTCTCTTTATCGCCGCCAGCACCAGGTGCAGCCCGGCCCTCACCTCGAGCCTCCAGAGCGGCCAACATTCTTTCATTATAGCGATTCTGTTCTCTTCGTTCCTCGAGAGTACCCGTCGATTCCTCAAAGAGAAAGTCATAGATGTCTAGTACCGTCTGGTTTAGAACCACCAACGAGTCGTTTATTGACTCAAGATGTTCACTGTTGATTTCAGCGAACTCGTTTGAGGTCTGTAACTCTTGAGTGACTTCGAGTAAAGTAGACATTAACGTTTAACCTTATGGCGTAGTCTTTCGTTCTCTTGTTGAATATGATCCACAAGCATTGTGATGTAAACCTCCCTTTCCCACGGCATCATATCATCAAGTTCTGACAGACTATACTTATGATGTTGCATCATCGCAAAGTTGGTCTTATAGTGATTCACAACGTTATCATGAGAAAGGGTTATCCGAAAAAATTTGCCAGACCTCGCAGAAGTTTCTCGTTGTGTTCGCCACAGTGTGAACACTTAAACGATGCATCGATCTCTGCCGCAGGAATGTTCTCGACGAACTCACGAATTCTTGAGAACTGATCCGAATTTAAAGACTCGAGAAACTCGTTGAGCTCCTCACGACTCTGAGACGCCGCGTCAAAAATCTCTTCACCCGAATAGATCGAGTCGATACACTCGATTAGGAGTGAAAAGATGAGATCGACCGCAGAGGAATCCTCGTTGGCCCTGGACTGTAGAACCGTATCGACGGATGGATAACGCATCTTTACACCGATGGTATCCGTCAGCTCAATGGTATCGTTTACCTTGTCGGAGTTTGAGAGTCTTACATTCTCAAGATTGATCGCTACGTCGTTATTCTTTTCGCACTTATCGCACTTTACAGATAGCTGAACCGACTCGCCGACTGACTTAGCACGAAGTTGTGTGAAGATGTATTCAAGATCAAACATTGCGATACGCGACGTATCGACCGCACCGTCCGTACAGGCAGTAATGACGTCCTTAATCGCGCGAATCATTTGACGTTCGTCCTGTGATTCAAGCGCGAGCAAAAGAATCTTTTCTTCCTTTACAAGATATGGACGATACGAGACCGTTTCATTTGTCGAGGGAATCGTAAGCTCGTACGTCGGTGTGTTCAGTTTTGGAAGTGGCATATTTTATACTCCATCAAGTTTCCAGTTATCATATGAAAAGGTTGTGTTGACACGAATCACTTCATTCTCAGTGCCGTTACTTAGTTCTACCTGGTCGAGCTGAATGGGATACGCATTCATAATTCGAAATCGTTTACGAACGTCTCCCTGTGTATCCAAATGCTCGATCGTAAAGTCTCTTGAATACTCCTCTCTATATCCTACGTTATACGAATAGAGATTCTCGATTCCAATAATGATCTGTTGCTGCCACTCGTAGATAAAGTCCCATGCGGTCCAGTCGTTAGTCAGCAGAAACGACATAGCGATGTCTTCCTGACCGAACTGATATGCACGTTTCTTTGAGTTAAGAGTCGTCACGCGATCATCGGTAAAGATCTGACGTCCAGGAATGTTGACTGTGTCGCACATGATATCGAGTTCACGAGTGCTGTACTGAGTCGCCTCAAAGATTACGCGATACCTATTTGATCGAGCAAATCCTGACGTGAATGTTGATTTAAGTTCGTCGATGCTGCTCATGACTAGATCATTTTCCTTGAGTCTGCCCAGACGGATCGAGTACCGGACTTACGAAAGGACTCGGTCGGTAGAAAGAGTGCGATCGGCCACTCCGGTGCGTCCACGACAACGATCTTTGACTTGACGAAACCAGAGAGATAGTGTTTGAACGTCGGCTTAAACGCCGAGTACTTTGCCGACTCCTTAAGAATCGAGTAACTGATGTTCAGCTTTGTCGAGTCATCGAACTTTTTATTATTCGCCGTATCAAGAAGTGCGTCGAATAGTTTTGCCCGTGCAGCCGGAGGTAGATAGTGCATGTTGAGACCATAGAAACCACCCGGTGCGGAACCGACGTACAGAATCAACGGAAACGTATCGTAGTACGGCAGCTGTTCCTTGGTCTTTGGATCGTAGAAGAACATCATCATCTTACCGGGCGCAGGAGTGTTTCTCTGCGTCAGACGATCGTCGGATATGATATCCATCTTATTGACGTCGGTTAGACCACGAGCCTTCTGCTGAAACCACTTACGAGCCTTCTTAGTCTTTGGGCTCAGACCCTCGCGAAATGCAGCAGCTTGTAGTTCCGTAAAGAGAGACATATTAGTTAGTAAACTTCTTTGTTGATCCGTCTTCGTTTACAAGCCATGCTTCAAACTTGACTTCCGGATATTTTTTCTGAAGCGACATAAAGGTGTTTAAGTTTTGTTTGCTGTCATCAAACAACCGTACTCTTCCATAGTCGCCCGACTTCAGATACTTATGAAAGATAAAACGTTTATTCTTCGCAGGTGACCCAAGACCGAGATTACCTGCACGTTCGACATATGCATTATCGATATCAATACCATGCGCACGAAAAGTATTCAAAAAGATTTCTTTATTATCAAAGTCACTTCGTGCGGTCACGACAATAACACGCGAGCCTCTTCTCACCGCATTTCTTAAAATTGATTTCATCTTACCGATCATNTTNCCAATNGGAGTCGACGTCTTATAAAATGTTTTGGCTGACTTAAACTCATGGAANTCAAACTCTTCACCAGGCATTAGTTTATAGGTATTAAATTCTTGATTGCTTAATGATCGTACGACTTCTCCGTCCTTTACGACGTCNACCTTTGCATTTGTACGAAATAGGGTTTCATCGATATCAAATATCGTGAGCCCTTTATCGCCTCTCTGTTCTAGAAGATAGTCTTTGAATGATCTCATGATAGTATTTATATGTTTTTACTTGAGAATCTTAATGCCCAGGGATCGAAGAGTATCCTCGGTCCAGACCTCGAACCTCCAACCGCGATCGAGCGCGAACTCCGATGCCGCCTTCCATTTGCTCTGATTCTTGACGTAGGTAAGTGATTCCTTGAGATAGCGGCGCGTCTTACGCTTTGGTGTCTTTGGTGGTTGAGTCTGCTTCTTTGGTTTGATCTCAACGATGTAAGTATCACCCTTGGTGGTCTGAAACCAAAGATCCATATAGTAACGATGTACCTTTCGATCGGTCTCACAGACATACGGAATGATCAATTCCTCCGAATTCCAAGCTTTGATACTCGACTGGTCATCGAGCCAACGAAAGGTATTGCGTTCCCAGAGGGATCGATAGACGATATTCTTGACATCGCCGACGTACTTCTCCGGATGTTTTGGTGTGAATTTGCCTCGGTAAGCCATATAAATAATG